GATTTGTTAAAAATGAAAATTGGAAAATAAAAAATTTTTAATAATTCGAGATTATTAAAAATCTATTGTTATATTATAAATAAATTATATGGATACTATTGATGAAAGTTTAAAATCGCTACAAGAAATAAACAATTCATTTGATGAGTCAAACCCACCAAATAATACAAAGATGGACGATATATCATCTGAAATAACATATTTAGTTGGAACAATTTTGCGCCGTTCATTTAGATTTCCAAGTGGTAATCTACATGATGAATATGAAGAAAAAAAAACAGAAGCTAACGAACTATATAATGCTATATCTTCAAAAATTATTACCGCCAAAAATGAACTAGTAACATCCCAAATGGAAGAAGAACGTAAAAAGAAAGAAGAACTTAAAAAGGAAGAAGAACTTAAAAAGGAAGAAGAACGTAAACGAAAATTAGAAGAAGAACATAAACAAAAACTAGAAGAAGAACGTAAACAAAAACCAATGAAAGAAGAACAAATACTAATGGAAAAAGAACGTAAACAAAAACTAGAAGAAGAACGTATAAAAACACGAAAAAGTAAATTAGATAAAAATATTCTAGAACGTCCAGCATTAGTTCCATTAGAAAACATAGGAAATACATGTTTTGCCAATTCAACATTACAAATGTTTTATAATATGGATAAATTTGTTGAGTTAGCATTAAAAAATGAGAAATTAAAAGATAATATTGGTAGTATGTTTGATGATATGATAAATTCAAAAGGTAACCCAGTTAATTTAACTGGAAAACTTGATAAATTTATAACAAACGAATGTAAAATAACTTTTGGGCAACAACATGATGCACATGAAGTTATAGAAACAATATTTGGAGAATATAAATCAACTATTCCTTTTATTTCTATTAGTATGAAAACAATTATACAATGTATTTCTGAAAATGTTCCAGTATGTTTATCATGTATTGATTCACCTCAAGGAGATTATATGCCAGAAATACGTATGGATTCTACAACCAATGATACATCAATTCAAAAATATTTTGATGAAACTAATATATTTAAAAATCGTGAACCAACAGAATATGAAATAAAACACTTGGACGATTCAAAAATATCATTTTGTGATAAATATAACAATAAAGAAGAATATATACAAACAAAAAATGTTTTTATGATTTCAGATGAAAATAATTATTTGATTATAACATATCCAAGATTAACAGCTAGTGACAGTAAGAATTGGGAAAAATCATTAATTAAATTGACTAACAATGTTATTGGAGAAGAAATAATTAAAATCACAAGTTATGATATTCCGTATAACGAATCTAAAAAAAATATCATTATATATTCATTACAAGGAATAATTGAACATGCTGGAGGTACATCTGGAGGTCATTATGTATATCATAAAAAAGTAAAAGATAAATGGCATGTAATTAGTGATTCCGATATTTCAGAACCTTATGATACTTTACAATGTTCTCCTTCTAATACATACATATTTTTGTATGAAAGAACTGGAATAATGGCAGGTGGTTCAAGTAGTTATGATAAATATCTTAAATATAAGAAGAAATATTTAGATTTGAAACATAAAATTTAAAACATGTTATTATATAGATATAATAACATGGAATTAGTTGTTGCCTTAATATTGACATGTTGTGGAACATGTTTAGGGCAATTATTAGCTAGAATATATTATTTAAAAAATTCGTCTAGTAAATCATGGTTATTAATTCCACCTTTATCTGTTCCACCATTATCAATTATTCCAACAACAATGATGGCATTTGGATTAATTGATGAAGGAAATGGGGATAAACCATATGATTATTATGTATTACTTCCATTATTTACAACATTAGTTATGCCATTTGTGATGAAAAAAGTGTCATCATCGGGTGTTATTAATTTTACGTTTAGTATTTTGGTAGGATTTATATCAACATATACAGCATTTTATTTTCGTGATTATTCAAATTGTACCACAGAAAGTAATGTAATGATAAAAACAGTTTTAACAATGTTGGCTGTTGCAATGGCAGAATATTTATTAAGTTATATTCCATTATCTGGAACTATGATGAAATTAATAAGTAAAATGAATGGCAATTTATATAAAATTATGAAAACAGGTGTACAATTATCAGTTATGTTTTCTATGTATATTATAATGAATATGGTATTTACAACCAAATGTACAAATAAAAATTGAAAAATAAAATATAAAAAAGTAAAATATATATTATAAACTATAAATCATGATGAAAGGTAAAGATTTTAAAAATTATATTTTAAATGAAAAAAATGTGTTAATAACAGAAAAGTTTATTAACAATATTTTTTCAAATTATAAAATTAATCATAAAATAAAAGATTTGGGAACATTTCAAAAAAGTATGACACATAAATCATATTTAGAAAATCAAATAATAAATGAAAGAACAAGTAAAGAATTAGCGGAAATTGAGCCGATTAAAACAACAGAAAATGTCATTCCGTTACAATTAGAATCATATGAACGATTAGAATATTTAGGAGATGCAATGATTCATGTTTTTTTGGCACAATATTTATTTTTACGGTATGAAAAGGAAGATCAAGGATTTTTAACTGTGACAAGAATTAAATTAGAAAAAGGACATACATTATCAACATTATCCAGAAAATTAGGATTTGCCAAATATGCAGTAATATCAAGAAACCTTGAAAATATGGAAACAAGAGAAAAAAATGATCATATAATGGAAGATCTAATGGAATCATTTATTGGTGCGATGTCATTAGAAATGTCATTTCAAAAGTGTAAGAGTTTTTTTATAAATTTAATTGAATCAGAAATTGATATGGCAGAACTGATAAATACAAATGATAATTATAAAGACATTTTAATGAGACATTTTCAGAAATTAAAATGGGCAGTACCACAATATATAGAATTAAAAACAGATACAGAGAACAGAATTTTTATTGTTGTTGTAAAAAATCCTGATGGAAAAATTATTGGACGAGGTGAAGGTTCAACAAAAGCACAATCAACACAAATGGCAGCACATAATGCATTAATTACATTAGGCGTTATTGAACAATCTACTAAATCAGAATCAAAAGATGATTATTTTTAACTAAATAAATATTAATATTTATTAATATTTATTAATTTTAGGAACTTTCATCATGTTCTTCTTCTTCACTAGAAGAAGTATCATCAGTTAATTTCATATTTTTAGGATTACGAATTTCATTACCAGAACGATTATAAAATTGCCATACAAATATTTCATCATGGGGACGATATTCAAATGTTAATTTTATTCCCTTTTTTTTCCTAGCATTTATACGTTCTTGTCTTCCACGTTCTGGCGTCATTGTTTCTCCAATACATTCAACAATAAAATCTTTAAACAAACTTTCATCTAAAAAGTTTTTTCCAGTTTTCTCAAAATAATATTTTCTCATTTTGACAAGATGTGAATTAAAAATGTTATATAAATTGACCATTTCATTATTTTTATTTGTTCTATTAATAATTACATTTATCAAACCAAACATTAATGTTGTATGAAATGTTGCTATTTTAATTTTTTTATTTGTTTCTGTTTTATTGTTAAAATCAATAGCATCTACTTCACGGTAAGGAAAACATTTATTATTATTTGTTTGTATAATTGCAACCAAATCATCTCCTACAAATATATTAACACTAAATCCTGTAAATTGAAAAAATGGATAAAATTCAACATAATTTATATCATGAAGATTAACATTTTTTTTAAGTTGTTCAATTAATAACAAAGCATCTTCTTTATAATTCATTGATATAATTTCATAATAAGGTATGGGAACAAGTTTATATTGTTTAGATGTTTTTAACAATCCACTTTCTTTAAGAAAACAATTATATGCATAAAATCCTGTTGTTATACAAGTATCGCGATTACATAGAAAATCAAATACAACTTTTAATGCTTCATTTAAAGTTGGTGTGGGTTGTATCAAATCTAATGGTTTATTAACTTCTTTAACTGGATAATGTTTATCTAACAAACAATAACGGCGAAATGATTTTAAGTTATCACCATTAAAACGCCAATAACTTAACATGGGATCAACAAACATTCTCATATAATCTATCATCATAAATGACGGACTTACAATATTATAACCATCAATTTCTGTATATGGAATTCTATTGTAAATTTTACGTGGAACATATGATATATCAGCGTATTTTCCTCCATCAACAAACAATGTAAATGTTTCATCATGTTGTCCTTCTCTTCCACTTACCAAATTGTATTCTTTTGAATCTAATTCTTCAACTAATTGAACAATATCACTTGTTGGATCTGGTGAATAAAAATCAATATCAGCTGTTCTAATTTCATCTCCTTTATAAAAAACATCTTCTGGATGTTCTGCTGTCATCAACATATGTAATCCAACTCCTCCATATATTTTTCTTTTATTATCTTTAACAAATTTCAAAATAATTTTTTGTATCTTTTCCTTTTCATCAACTGATAATGCTAATTTAAATTTAACTGTTTTTATCTTTTCAGCTTCTTTAATTATTGTATCAATATTTTTTGCCAACAAATCAATATCATTATCTTTGTATAACATAATAATATAATATAACAAATTTATTTCTATTTAAGCAATTTATATAAAATTGTTAACATGTTGTGTTAATGTGTGAAATTAAAATTGAAATAAAATTTCTTTCATCAATATAAGATAAAAAGAAGGATTATATAATGGATGATTTTAAAACAAAATTTAAAGAGTTCATAACACAACATAGTAAAATGGAAAATTTGTTAAACAAAGACAGAGAATACATTGAATCATTTCATTTTATTACTAGAAACAGTAATGATTTTAAAATTGAAATTATTAAAATTGCTGAAACAATTGATAGAACACAAGCAGTTAAAAAAATAGCAGAACGAATAAAAGATAACATAATAGCAAACGAAATTGAAAAAGGAGTTTTTGAATTTGCATTAGTTCACACAACAATTAATGATTTAGAATATAATTTAGTAAAATATGTTTATGATAATAAGTTAATAGAAATTTATGAAAATTTAAATGAAACATATAATACAACATTGTTACCAGCAATATTGAAAGGAGATATCAAACCTGTATATGTAGCATTTTTAGAGCCGGTACAACTAAATCCAAAAGCATGGTCATTAGAATTAGAAAAACAACGAATTCATGATGAAATAGAAAAAAATACATCTTCAACCAATATTTACAAATGTTACAGATGTGGTAACAGTAAATGTCGTGTGCGTCATATACAAACACGTTCTGCTGATGAACCAATGACTACTTTTGTTACATGTCTTGTTTGTTTTAACACTTTTAAAGATTAATTAAAATTTTAATATGAATATTAAAATTTTAATTTATTATATCATAATTTATGACAGAAATGATGAAATAGAATAAAGAGCTTGAACAATTGAATTATTATATGGTACAATTTTTCCTTCATGTGAAATACTTATTAATTTTTCAAAAAATAAAACATTGTCATCATAAAATTTTAAGATATCATGTTTGGAATGAATATTTTCACAATTTTCAACATCTTTCTTTATTGTATCATTACCAAATTTTGCTTTTATTTCTTCTAGTTCCGAATTATTTAATAAAATAGCAAAACCACGTGATTTATATTTTGTAAATATATCAAAAGGATCTTTCCGACATGAAAAGTATTTGTAATCAATATTGATATTTGTCATGAGAGCTGTTATACATGAAGGTAAAAGATAAACATTATCTTTTTGATAAAATCCTCTAACACATGGTAAATGAAAGCGGGAAACACAACTTGCAAATGAATGTTGTTGTATACGCCAAACTTGAAGTTTACGAAAACTGTTTGTTGAAGAACTAATGTTAAATTTAATGCTTTCACTAAATTTAATCATTAGAAGATTCTTTTTTGGTAAAACTTTGTTTTCATCAATATCATTATGGAATAAATAAAACATATCAGTATCTTCAAATTTAACAGTATCTTCGTAAGAATCATAATTAATAAGTTTTGTATACATATTGTCAAATGATGTTGGTTTCATTAATTGTTTAACATAATCATCATTATTATTTTTGGTTTTAATTATTTTATTAAATCTATTTTTATGTTCAATGTATTTGCCATAAAAATATAGTTTAATATCATCATTACTATTTTTAATATGATTAATAATTTCATCTTCATTCATATTAGAATCTAAAAATGTATTAATATCATTTTTAATGTATGATATATATTTGGGATTTACAGAAATACATGTTGCTTTTTCAAATATAACATTTAATCCATCTACTTTTGTTTTCAAATGATCTGTTAATTGATGTGTTGTTAAACAAAAATCAATAATACTTTTTTTATTGCACATAATATCAATATCAGAATCTTTATAGTATTTTTCAAAGAAATTTGCCCATGAATCAACAAATAACAAAGGATTTTTTTGTGAACATGCTGGTATAACACTTCCAGATATGGCAAATGATTCCCAATCAATATCTTTTAAAATATTTATATGTGCATTATAAGATAAAAAAATATTAAATCGTTGTTGAAATTCATCTAATGTGCAAATTCCACCTTTATCATAACAGGAATAATAATCACTAAATATATTGTCCATTGTATAATCATTTTGTTTCACAACAAATGATATATATGGATTTTGTGAAATGTCATCATATGAAAAAGGAAATGTTGGCAGTAAATTTGCTGTATCAATTGTAAACAAAAATCTATCAGTTGATTCAATAAAATTTCTTTTCAAACATTCTTCAATATAAAATGTTAACCATGGATATCCTAACACATATTTATATACCATATAATAATTTTCAAATATTTCTTTCATTTTTGTTAAAATTTGTTTATTATTTACAACAATATGACAATAATCTTTTGATACTGCTAATGTATTGAATATATTATATAAATTTGTTGGATTATCAACATTTTTAAAAATTTTATTTATACAATTTGATTCCTCAATAAAATTATTATTTGAAATAAAATATTTTCTATCTTTTGCTCCTTTAATTGCACTTGCAATATCCATAAATTTATATCCTTCATCATGAATTATATATGAAGAAGGTCTAACAATATTATTAATTAATCTGAAATTTCTCTTATTAAATTGTTCCGTAATTGAAATATTACAATTTTTTTCATCACTCCAAAATTGATTTCTGTTTATTTTATCTAATACATTAACAATTTTGTTTTCTGATTGTTTATCATAATATTGCATGACTAAACATTTGTTCAATTCATTGATTATATCAATATTTTTATTAAACGATTCAATGTATTCATTAATATATTTGTATTCTACCTCAAAAAGTGGTAAAACAATTTCAACTGGATAAAACAATTGATTAGAAATTTTATTTAAATGTTCTCCGTCAACAATAGTTATTATATTGCGGAATAATTTATTTCCTAACAAATTTTTGTTTCCAATAATACATGTTAGGTTTTCATTACAATATTTAAAAAATGTTTCAGGAACAATGGCATAATCATATAATTGCATTGATATATTTTGACATCCATCTTTTAAACATAAAATAACAATTCTGTTACAATTTTTAATATCATTTTTATTAATGTCATTGTATTGTCTGTAACTATTAACAAAAAATGGATTTTTAATCATATTATCAGGAACATGTATGTCATGTTGCACAATATGGTAATCTTCTGTATCAACACCAAATTCATATGGATTCATTTTATACTTAATATTATCTTCATTCTTTTATTATGTTGTTTGTTTTTCAATTTTTTTAAGATTATTTATAAAATATTTATGAATAATCTTAAATAATTTAAATTTTATACTTTTTCAAAAACATTATTCCCAACATAACGAATACATTTTACTGTATTTTCAAGATAATCTAAAATTAATAATACTTGTTTTTTACTAATGTCATTAAAATGTGATATAACATTGTCAAGATCACAACTACAATGTTCACAAAAAAATGTTATCATTTGCTTTTTTGCTGTAACAGAAATATTAGATGTTTTACTATCATACTTTATTTCAACATCATTATAATATTTCTTCCCATCTACTAATTTTATTTTTTTCATATATTTTTTTTTCTTTTTCTTTTGTTGTTTTGTTGAATTGATAATTTCTTGTGACAATGGCTCCCCTGTTATTTGACCTTCAAATAATGATTGTTCAACTTCTGTAATTGTTGGAACTGTTAATACTTTTGTAACATTTGGAACTTCTGTTACTTCTGTTACTTCTGTAATATTTTGAACTTCTGTTACTTTTGTTACTTCTGTAACATTTGGAACTTCTGTAACATTTGGAACTTCTGTAACATTCTGAACTTCTGTAACATTCTGAACTTCTGTAACATTCTGAACTTCTGTAACATTCTGAACTTCTGTAACATTCTGAACTTCTGTAACATTCTGAACTTCTGTAACAT